TCTTTATTATCTCTACTATCCCACTTAGGGGATTAGAAACATACTATTAACTCACAGTACTCTATTCAATATTGTAACATTTCGAGAATCTATTTATTTGTAGCTTAACTACACCATCTCATAGATTTCGATTTATTTGATGCTGAAGTCCTACCCTTAGATAGTCCTTCTCCATTTATTATGATTACCGAATTTAGCCTACTAACCAGTGGTTAGCCTTAGTTTATAACCACTTTAAACATTGTTACTAAACCCGTTTTTGATTCAATTCTCTAACGTCACATGGACGATTGAAAAGAATCAAAACAAGACACTTTTATGATATATTTTTCTAAAATCTATCAGGTTCGCTTACCTTTAATAAGCCTTCTGTTAATTCAGGCTCCCTCCCACAACACCTTCAAGGTCCTATTGTCTTTAACAAAGAAGTGAATGCAGATTTCCACAATCTTCTGCTAGTGTTGATTTCCTACTACAATTGGAATCACCCTCCTAATTAAATTTTAACTATGGTCACAACTTACGAAAAACACGATAATGCTCAAGTCGCCGCTTCCCACAATTTAGAAGCCGCGCAATGCCTACTGCCCAAGATATCAGCCAAACATGAACTCAACAGCTATGAGAATCGTTTACGATTGCAAAATGCTGATGATTTCTGGAAGAGAAAAGAACGGTCCGCACAAGTTCTTGAAGAAATGCGAAGACAGGCACATGCTGACATGATTGCCAACAACCTACATATTAACAAACAAATACAAAAACAAAAACAAAATAAAAATAATAAAAATAAAAAACAAAATAAAAATTATAAAAATAAAAAACAAAATAAAAATACATATAAACAAAAATTCGCCATCTGCGAAAATTCTATATCAAATCTTACTTTATCACCTCCTAAGATGGTCATGCAAAACATCAAAGATGAAGTCGCCAATGTTATTGACACAATTCCACAAAAGATTATTAAACTAATGCCATTATTTGGCGCGGTCGAAAATCCTGAGCGCGAACATATTCCAACTGTTCGTCGACGTGGTCCTTTGTCCAACTATATTGAGCGAGCTCAGCTAAATCCAGATTCAATGCATCGTCCTCGTGAGGATGAGAGAGAACCCCGAAGACGCATCTACACATGGCGCCTCCGTGAACAGATGTCAACCCAGATAGGAGAGCAATATTCTATTTATTTATCTGCTCTGTTCAGAACTATTATATTAACTCATTTATTTAAGATAAGTATCGAAGGTAACTATATTGTAAATTTTGGTTTGCTGGTTATTTCCATCATACTCTATTTCCTAATCAGTGTTATCTTTGTTACTTATATGTTTATTGCCCTAGCTGATAGGGAAGTTGATAATGTTCTCCAAAGAGCGTATGCCCCCTCTCAAGCCATAACCACTCATATTAATGGTGTGAGAGTCGTTTCAGATTCTCAGATACAATCTTCTCTTACAGAAGTTTATTCTGATGAATTTGAAATCCCATATCAACACACATATCCTATCAGTTCTATTTATTACCACAATGATCATCGTTACAAGCCTAGTCGCCAAGAGAAGCGAAATAAACCTCGCAACGCTAAGCATTCTATAGCTAGACTTTCACGATCGATCTCTAACTCTAAAGTCCAATCAGACGAAACATCTTCTCCAATAGATTTCGTCCGAAAACAACTCCGTGATAAATTTGATGGAAACGATGAATATGAATTTATAATTCATAGCGTTGAAGTCATTTATTTCACAGCCCAGTTTTTGCAACGAGCAGAAACTAAACAGGATGTGTTCCTGGCCTTCGCCAATTTAACTAAACATTATTTGCCGAAGCGAGCTATTTGCACACCCAAAAATCTTCAAAAAATCAATTATTTATTAAAAAACTTATTTAAGGTTGAGGAAATTCAATCCTCTTCCAGCGATTTAATCATTACATTTCGCAACCTCCTGACCGATTATGCGTCGGCCAAAAAATCCCCCCTATTCAAAAAAGTTTATAGACTCTTTAGCTACTCCATAGCTTTGAATCTCTTTGAACGAATGGGAATCCCTCTCAAATACACTGGATACACTCTTCTCGAAAAAGAAATTCTTCAGAAGAAATATCACATGGGGCCAGATTTTATATTTAGCCTCCTTGATACCGTGTCCTTTATTGCTGAGAGATGCATCCAATGCTGGAAAAAAGGTGGAGTGGAACCTCTGTTCCATGCCCCCAGCACCTACGTAGAATGGTTTGAGTTTGCCCTCGATCTCAAAAATCGAGCGCGACTCCTCCACGACCCGACTCTGGCGGAAACGTCAGAAGCCGAATTTCTACGCGATCTTGACTCAGCCATCGAAAAAGGCGAGTCCATCCATAAGTACGCATCGAGATTGACTGATTTTGATCGCCGCACAGTCGGTGAGCGATTAAATGATCTCAAGATGATCAAATCAGAGATATTATGTCTCCGGTTTGCCAACGAATCTCGACAAGTTCCTTACTCTGTACTCGTCTTTGGCGAGTCTGGAGTTGGGAAAAGTACTATCAAGGATATACTCTATTACTTATTCTGTAAGGCACGTAATTTGCCTAACGGTGACGAGTATAAGTATGTCCGTAACCCCGTATCTGAATTCTGGGATGGATTCAGATCCAATATGCATTCATTGTTCCTAGACGATGTTGCATACCTTCACCCCAACAAAGCTCCAAATGGCGACCAATCTTGTCTTGAATTTATTCAAGTCATTAATGCTGTCCCATTTGTACCAAACCAAGCTGCTCTCGAACACAAAGGTCGAACACCTTTTCGAGGACAATTGGTTGTAGCTACAACTAATACGAAGGATCTTAATGCCCACTACTATTTCTCACACCCGTCTGCTATTCAGCGACGGTTCCCTTATATCATTATTCCGACTCCAAAACCAGAATACACCACTGACGGCATGTTAGATTCTTCAAAGGTACCACCCCCCACCCAAGGGTCGTATCCGGATTTGTGGACTTTTTCCGTACATAAAGTTCGCACTGTTTCTATTTCTTCTCCACAGAAGAAAGCGGAGATCGTCAAACCAGACGAACTCCAGAATATGAACCAGATCCAATTCTTTCAATGGTATGTAGAGTCCATTAAAACACATTTCTCAAATCAAGACAAGATGTCTAATTCAATCCAAATGATGTCTGACGTCAAATCTTGTATTAATTGTTCGTTACCTTTAACAATGTGTAATTGTTCTCTGCAATCCTTAGAAACCTTATCATCCCTAGCTACCATCTTTGATTTCTTTTTTAAATGCTCCTATGCATGGAAACTGAGAAACTGGTATACGCGTATGTTCCGGCGAGCAACCGAAACACACACTTATTATCACAATCTCGGTGAAAGAGTTCAAAGAGAACTAAACACTCCAATCAATTTAGTAAAACTAGTTACTGCCATCACTTCATTTTATATTAGTTATAAGTTATGGCAAAGAATATTTAAAACCGTGCTCCAAGCATCTGAAGGAATTAGTCCTGAAGGAAAAGAAGAGCGCGAAAATCCATGGTACAAAAACGATTTTGAGCTTACTGACTTTGATGTCTCCCGTCAAACCACGTCGTGGAAATCATTAACAGATCAGCAAGTGATAGATAAGTTGAGTACCAATATATTGTCGATTAAACAGGCCTTCAGGAGCAATGGCAAACCTTTCGTAAGAGATGGGATTGCTTTAGCACTTGGAGGACATAAGATAATGGTTAATCTTCACACCTTTAAATTGGATGAAGATATCTTTAATATACGTTTAATACGACAGAGCTCTTGCAACGGAGTTACCACAAATGTTGCATTCGCTATGAGTAAATGTGATATAATGACCTTTCCAGATCATGATGTCGCAATTCTGACAATACCTCACTTACCACCTTTTAAGGACATTACACAATTGTTTCCAAACGATTCATTTAATGGTTCAGGTAAAGGATTAATCATTTCACGAGGAGATGATGGTAAGATATGTCAGAATACATTCATACGCGCCAAGAGGGAAAACCTAGTAGATTTTTCTCATTTCAAAGATCTAATAGGTAAATCATTGATACATGATAGCTATGTTACTCAGGTTAAAGTTCCAACTCAACCTGGGCAATGTGGTAGTCCGTATTTGATGCAGACCCCTCAGGGTCCTGTCCTCTTGGGGATTCATGTGGCTGGCAACGGTGCAAAGGCTGAAAGTCTATTTTTCTCACAAACATTGATCAATCAATTTTTGGGAAGAGAGGAACGTATTGTTCCTGATGCACCTAAACTATCCGCACAATCCAAACAACGCGAAGTAGGAGAACTCTCGAAAAAATCGGTTTTCCGATATATCGATCACGGTTCCGCGACCGTGTACGGATCCTTTACTGGATTCAAGATAGCTCCAAAGTCTCGTGTTGAGCAGACACCTATGAATGCCTTTTTGCAAAAGAAAGGGTATTCCACGAAGTACACCGCACCAGTTATGGGTGGGTGGAAACCATGGCGAATTGCTGCTCTCGACTTAGTAAATCCAGTGACAGACATTGATATGTCCTCGCTCAAATACGTGTCCGAACAATTTGCCCAATCAATTCTTAAAGAACTAGATCTCGAAGAAATCAAACTCTTAAATGTATATGACGATTTTACAGCTCTTAATGGAGCTGCTGGCGTCACTTACGTAGACAAGATGAACCGAAATACTAGTGCCGGAAATCCCTGGAAAAAATCCAAGAAATATTTTCTCACCGCCATAGCACCTCGAGGTGATAACCTTGAGCCCGTGGAGGCGAGTCCTGAAATCATGGATCGAATGAAAGAGATAATCGACAACTATAAGAATGGGAAGCGTGCACATCCCAACTTCTGTGCACACCTCAAGGACGAACCCGTTACTCACAAAAAACGAGAAATGGGAAAAACACGAGTCTTTTCAGGAGCTCCATTCGATTGGAGTCTAGTGGTACGCAAGTACTACCTGTCTATGATTCGCGTTATTCAACGCAACAAGTTCATATTTGAGTCTGCTCCTGGCACAATTTGTCAGTCGAGCGAGTGGGGCGATATATACAAGTATCTCGCGACTTTTGGTACAAACCAAATTGTTGCAGGAGATTACAAGGCCTATGATAAGCGCATGCCCCCCGCATTTATTAAGGCCGCATTCAACGTGATGATAACCATCTGTATGAGTTCCCAAAACTTTGACGAAGAAGATATCCTGATCATGAAAGGTATTGCTGAAGATACAGCATATCCCTTAACTGATTTTAATGGAGATCTCGTCGAATTTTATGGTTCGAATCCCAGTGGGCATCCCCTGACCGTTATTATTAACTCTCTAGTTAATTCATTATATATGAGGTACATATATTATATGCTTAACCCCAATGATGAAGTTGAAACATTCAGACAGAATGTTAAACTAATGACGTATGGCGATGACAATATTATGGGTGTTTCGAAAGAAACGCCTTGGTTTAATCACACAACTATACAAGAAACTCTTGGACGTATGGGGATAACTTATACGATGCCTGACAAGACATCGGAAAGTGTTCCTTATATTGACATATCACAATCTTCTTTCCTCAAAAGAACGTGGAGATTCGATGAAGAACTACAAGAATATCTCTGTCCTCTAGAACATGAGTCGATCGAGAAAAGTCTAATGGTTTGGACTCGTTCCAAAACGATCTGTTGGGAAGAACAGGTGATAGCGGTCGTAAGTTCCGCAATTCAAGAGTATTTCTTTTATGGAAAACAAACTTACAACAAACGTTTATTATTGTTCAAGGATATGATCTCTGACCTTGGGATAGAAGACTATGAAACCTTCGATAAAGAAGGTAACAGTCTGACTTTTCCCAAATATGAGACACTCGTTGAACGTTTTAAGAAAGCCGGTCATTAAGTTGATCGAGGGGCCTTTAAGTTAAGGTCCTTTAAACCAAAATAACTTCGTATGACATAGTTACTTACGGTGAATATAAGATGTTGGAAATTCACCCGAAAGGATGTCACATGTAATCTACGCGGGCGTTCCCCAAAATCCCTTTTTAGGGATGAGTTTACGTTGATACTCAATACATCAAACACCAGTTTCGAGTCCGGGTTGACCGTTACAGGGTGTATAAACACATAACCTGCCAAATTTTCAAAAACTAAATGCGTCGAGAGCCGCGCACCAAGGCTCCACAGGCAAATCTCCTCCTCGATGGAGACCCCGATTACGGTTCACCAAGACTCTTCGAACACGTTTTATTCGGTTCCGGTTAAGTTTGCGAAACCCTCGCAAACGAAAGCGCTGGTTGAAACGAGCGAAATCTATGACGAATGCTTTATTACAGCTAATTGCTCTTCGAGTGATAGCTCAAGCAATCGTCAATCAACTTGCTTAATTCAATCAGGCTTAACCACAACTGATGAAACCGTCGTAGAAGAAGAAGGTGAACGCCAAGAAACCATTACATTTAATGATAAATCAGCCTCAGTGAAAGTTGAAGCCTCACCCATTGAAGATGAGTCTATGTATGATGGATTTTCTGCGAATGTAGATCTTGCTACGTACCTTTCACGTCCAGTTTTAATTCACACTATAAACTGGTCTGATGGTGCCTTAATGGCCACTAATACTATAAGGCCATGGCGACTCTATTTCCAAAATTCTTCCATTACACGTAAACTCCAAAATTATGCTTTTCTTGCGTGCAACCTAAAGATCAAAGTTGTCATTAATGCGTCTCCGTTTTATTATGGATATGCTTTTTGCACTTACCGACCTTTCGTAAATAATAATGCGGGATATATCACTATGGGACAACAGTCCTTTGGTGGTACTCTGGCTACGACTTGTAGACAGAGAATTGATATATTACCTTCCAAATCACAGGGGGGTGAGATGTTATTACCGTATATTAATGTGCGAAATTGGTTGCGCATAGGAAAATTAGATGATTTTTCTGATATGGGCGAGTTGGTACTATGGTCCCATGATGTGTTGGCTTTTGCCAATGCAGCCGCGGGACCCACAGTTACCGTTCAAATTTTCGCCTGGGCTGACGATGTTAAGGTCTCCGGACCAACTTCAGAACTTCCACTCCAAGCTGACGAATATGAAGAAACAGGACCTATTAGCGGTATCGCTAGTAATGTAGCATCCGTCGCTGGAACAGCGGCCGATCTACTTCCTGCTCCCTTCAAACCATTCGCTAAAGCTACGGAAATAGGAGCCTCTGCAGTCTCATCCATTGCTAAATTATTTGGTTTTACCAATGTACCTGTTATTGACGATGTTTCAGCTTTTAAGAATCTTCCTTTCCATGCCATGGCATCTACTCAGATTTCTGTTCCTTTTGAGAAACTTACAGTTGATCCAAAGAATGAACTCACGGTAGATAACCGTATAGCTGGAGGAAACGGTGTCGATGAATTAGCCATCTCCTATCTTACAGAAAAGAGAAACGTTTGGTCTTTACCAAACTGGGCTTCATCTGATGCTCCTGATGCTATATTAGCTGAAATAAATGTCTGCCCTATTCTCAATGGGACAACATCAGGTAATGCTCCGTCTACAGCTTTTGGCGCTAATTCCGCCTTAGCTATGACTCCAATGACACTTGTAGCCAGAAACTTTCAATTTTGGCGAGGAACGATGGTATACAGATTCAAATTTATTTGTTCTCAATATCATCGAGGTCGTGTAAGTATAATTTGGGATCCAGCTCATGGTACCTCTGCTGATCTAAATTACACAGAGAATTATTCTCGTGTGGTTGATATCGCAGAGGAACAAGAGATAGAAATCAAAGTTCCATTTATGCAACCTTATCCTTACCTATTGACTAATTTTGATGCAGGTTTATTGAACATTACTACACCTGTTGCCTCATGTGATTCCTTCGATGAAGATGCTCACAATGGCAGACTAATTGTCAAAGTTTTAACCAAACAAACATCCCCAGTGACAACTGCAGACATTTTTATGTATGTGGAAACTCATATGGAAGACGCGGATTTTGCTAATCCCATTGACCCCGATTTAGATTGGGGCACGCGTATCTCTTATTTACCCATTCAATCACGGGAAACTGAAGAGAAAGTAGTGGCTGATAATATAGCAAAATTAACCATCAAGAAGAATCCCAATTTACATAAGATCTACAACGGTGAAGCAATTTTTTCTATGCGCACCCTCTTTCGTAGAAGGTGCTACCACAGAACGATTGCTCCAACGCCTAATTCTACCGGAACATTATCACAATTTTACGGTAAGATTAATCGTAGGCCTATTTTTTATGGATTTGATCAAGATGGTTTGAACACTGCACAAGAAATTGTGGGAGCTGGCACTTACCAGTTCAACTATGTTCAACAGCCAATGCAATGTGCGTTTGAACCCTGTTTTGTGGGCATGAGAGGCTCGCAGAATTGGGAATTTAACTTAAATAACGCTGGTGATGCTATTGATACCTTAGGTGTTGGACGTTACATTGCGCCCATTACGGCCAGTGAAGCAGATGATTTTACATACACTACGTCCACTAATCCGGGCTATATTGTTCGGACAGCACTTACAGCGAGTCGATTCCTTGCGCAAGCAGGGTGTGCACTCACCAATATGCGAACCCAAACGGGTTTGCAGGTACAAGTACCCATGTACTCAAGATTTCGTTTTATTGGGACAAATCCCGATGAACGGAATCTTGGGCGGTCAGAGGACGGATCTGATATTGACAATATTGTTATGACTTACAGATGCGTACCTACGGCAGGCCAAGATCCAAAGAATATGACACTTGACTTATATACTAGTGTTGGTACAGACTACCAATTACTACATTTTGTTAACGTGCCTAATTATTGGGTCTATGGTGCATTGCCAACTGCTGTTTAATCACAGCCTGACCAAGAGTTGCTTACTCTCTTTTTAAAAGTAAATCACGTTTTTTGACGGCGTGAACACATTTGGTACAATGTGAATAAACTACCAGAACATATCTGAACCATCTCATTGAGAGATCGGCTAAAAAACGAGGTTTTGTACCCTCGCAGTATGTTCTGCGAGGCGAAATTTTTTCCTTCCCAGTGGGTTTAGTCGAAATGTTTAAGAATATGTTCTGATTGTTTAGTCGGA